CTGAAGCTGATTTGCAACAGTGGGTTTTTGATCATGATCCCGGTGACACCTATTTGCAAAATGACATTGAATCTTTTGATCAGTCAGTTCGTGGTGCCGGTGTGCATCTGATGGTGCAGTTCATGGAGTTCTTTGGAGTGCCGATTGATGTGCGTGATGCCTATGTGGATGACAAAATGAGCGTGCACACAAGATCATTTGTGATCCGCTTAATGACGCTTTCTGGAGAGATCTTTACATGGTTGGTGAACACTTTGTTTTCAACTGCTCGTGAGTCTTTGAAGTATGACCTTCCTATGGTTGACCCTATGATGGTCACTGGGGATGATGTCGAGCGGTTTGTGCGCAGACCAGTGAGCGGGTTGTGGGAACTGTATAGCTCCATTGATCATTGCGTGGAAGTCCGTGATGAGACTGTTCGGGGCTCGTTCTGTTCGTATGCTATTTTCCGTGGCAAAGTTTGGAAGGATCCTGTTATGCTTTATCGACGTTTGTCCGGGCAATTAGAAAGGGGAAACGCACGTAACGTGATTGATGGTTACTTGTTGCACTATTTGACTATCTATAATCTTGGTGATGAGATATATTCTCTATTTACTGAGTTGGAAATGCAATGTGCTCAGGCTCTTAATGACTTCTTTTTCCATATTCGCAGACATACTGGTCTGCATTTGAAGGTGAAGTGGTCTCACGTACGTACAGGACATGAAGTGTGGCACGAGGCGCCTGATATCGTGGCTCCGATTATTTCGGAAGTGTTGAGTGCAGTTTCTGACGTTTTCTCGCCGCAAGGATCACAGTATGCCCGTGATGAGCTGTATTCCGATTATGCCCGATATTGAGCAAGCAAGTGAAAATTTGAAAAGCGCCCCCCATGAAAGTGGAGTGCTGGTTCTACAACCGTACACTGATGAGTTTTCTGTTCGTCTTGGTGATGGCAGTGCCGCCGTGGCTGTTTCACACACATTACAAGAAATTCTGTCTGAGCATTTGACAGGATGTGGTCGTGTGGAATTGCATAGTATGACTTTGAAGTATAAGTTTTCTGATGATGATCAGTTTTTCAAGATTGCCATGAACGCCGCAACATCTGCGCTGAGCTTGGACTCCCTTCTGGGTTTTGAAGGTGCAGAGTTCGTAAGCGCTAATCCTTTGTCTAAAGGAAAATGGGAGTCACTTCTGTTGACTCCTTATGGCAATGTTTCTCGTCAAATTCAACCGGTTAGCTCTCAGCTGCCGAGTTTGAAAGTGATGGTTGCCGCACCGAAAGGCATGGTGTTGTACTTGAACATAAAGGTTGCCGTACTTGGTCCTCGTCGAAAAGCTTTAACTTTAAAATGAAGGCGGACAGTGTTGATGCAGAAATGCTCCCATCCGTTGAAGTTTTGAAGGTAAATGATGAAATTTTTCCTGCGTTGGTTCAGCAGTGTTTACATGCTGATCCAGTGTATGAATGTGATAATTGTGGTCGAACTTTTGTGCTTTGGAATGGTGATTTGAAGGAAATGGTTGAAGTTCGAGATGTTGATTGTGCTGTTGAGACTTGGCAACTGGATTTGCCAAGGGGGGAGTATCAGTATTGGTTTCCTGATGTTGGGGAACCTCATTGCGCTTGTAGAGACGATGAAGATTGTGATGATGCTGAACTTCAGAAGATAGCTGACGCTCTGGTAGTGTCAGATGAGCTTCTTGAGCATTCGCTGTCGATAAAATTTGTTATAAATTGAATGTATTGATTTGTTATTCATAGTGATGATGAAAG